CAACGAACTTGATTCGTTTGCAAAGTACCAGTCACCGAAATTTTGAATCATGGTTCTCAAGTCGATTTCCGGTACCGAAACAAATCTTTGTTGAGCAAGTGAAATGAAATCGTATTGAAACTCGCTGTATTCAGAAATGAATTCACGCATTGAGTAACGCTTGTGATCATCGATCTGATACTGAGCAAATTGGATTGGAGTAAATTGCGAATTTTCTTCACGCGCATTACTACTACTATCTATATATTGGTTATCGGTTAACGGTTTATGGTTAAGGTTTTTTTGGCTTTCACTTTCAGAACCCAAAATTAACCCACTGGGTTTTTGTGGGTTTTCAGAATTAACCGAGTCGCCTTCACTTTGGTTTTCTTTTGGTTTTTCCTTACGTGGACGCCCACCTTTCTTACCATTTTCACGATTTTTATCCCCTACTTTTTGATAAGCGGCGATTTCTGAATCACAACGTTTGTTGTGAAACCCATCTTCCTCTTCCACAAAAAACTCTTGCAGCACAATTAATACTGCTTCCCTTTCTTCTTGGGTATTTGCACGTAACCGACGAAAAACCGACTGGGTTTCTTTGGGTAATGGTTTTTCATGCAAATAATAGAAATCTAGAGCGCGTCGATAAAAGCATTCTTCGACTGGACTAAGGTGAGCGGTATCTACCATAAAGTCGCTGATGTGATGTAAATATTTATACATGGATGCCTCCAAATAAATCTTGGTGTTGCGCATTTGGAGAAATCCAAAGGCATTCTTGACGGCTTCCCCCGCCTCTATTTCCTGAGGCTTGAACAGATTTAGTTACTTTTTTCCATCCATCCAAACGGTCGTCATAAATAGGATGCTCATATCCGGAAAGAACGACTTTTCCTTGAATACTCAAGAGTAAATCAATTAGTTCAATATGGTCCTTGTCTGCCAACTCGTAACGGTAAGCAACAACATTTGCGGTTCTTGTACTTGTTACATAAGGAGGGTCAACGAAAAATAATGTTTCCGGATGGTCATAAAGAGATATAACTTTGGTGGCAGGTTGATTTTCGATAAGCACTTGCTTAAGGCGCTTAGCAAAAAACGCTAATCTTTCTGGATATCTATCCCATAAAGAAATTTCATAATTTTTCTGGCGTCCACCAGCCATACGAAATCCTGTACTACCTTTTGTTGCTCCAGCTGATCCAAAACCCATTTGTGCACGTATGATCATGCGACGAGCCTTCTCTACTGGGCAGTCCGTATCTTCATATGCTTGATAAAATTCATCACGAGAAAAAGGAGTTAAAGACAATTGCTCTTCCAGCTTTTGTCTTTGCTCTTCGTTTCTAAGAACCTTGAATAAATTGACAACCTCACTATCAATATCGTTATAAACTTCAATTGAGCTTGGTTCTTTTTTCATTAGAACTGAAGCGCCTCCCCCAAAAGGCTCAACATAAGTTTTGTGAACAGGGAAATGTGATATAACCCAATCGGCAATCCGGAACTTCCCACCGTGGTAGCGAATTAAAGGGTGATTCATAGTATTCATGCTTCACCGCCTTCTTTAATCTGAATGTAAGTACTACCCAAGAAACGAATACGCCCAGCACGACCAAGGCTTTTGATAATTTCCTCAGCATGGTTATATGTAATGCGATGCTGACGGACTAAAACCTCTTTAAAGTCATCTCGCTTTACAGCTGCATTTTTAGTATCAGCTTTGATTCGCTCTAGGTTCTCTTCACACTTTTTGATTAATGCTTTAAGTGTGTGGAGAGCCGGTTCAAACCAGCTCTGGATTATTTGCTGTTGATTTGATAAATTAGTTTGCATATTCGATTCCTCTAGCCAGTAATTGAATTAACTAAGCCTGATTTCCGAGATCAGGCTTTTTTAATATCCAAGCTTTTCCTTTTGACCACTGATTTCGTCATGAAATAAGTCATCAACTGTTTCTATACGGTTCATCCAACTTTTAGACATGACTAAAAGTGCAGCAACACGTTCTTTATCAATACTCTGATAATCTTTAGGAACGACTTTTAATCCAAGCAAACTCAATAGCTCGCAAAACATTTCAATCTCATTCAAGCCATTGTTTTTCTTGTCTGTTTTAAGCCGAGTAATAGTGCTTGGATCAACCTTTAAATGTTCAGCAATCTCTTTTTGATTGCTTATATCAAGGCCATGCAATATACGAGAGACGTCATTTCTGGCACTTGCAGATATATCAACGGATAATTTGCTCATGTTGTTTCCTAAGCTGTTTTTGATGTTCCTAAAAAGAATTCAAATAAGCTTTTGTGAGTTAGTTTTTGATTGCTTGCATCAACCATTTTTTGAATGGTTTCCATTCTTGGTTTTTTTCGGCCATGGATAAGGTGAGTTTCCATATATCCATAAGTAACTTCTGCTTCTTTGCAGAACTTGATACGTTCACTCTCACTTAATCCCCGCCAATAGCTATGAAGAGTAAGCATTAATACACCTCACTGGTAAATATATTTAATAAATATACCCACAAGGTAAATAAAATACAACCTGTTAGGCTATTTATTTTTTTTACCCATTAGGTATTTTTGAGTTCAGCGCTAGAGGTGAATTACAAAATGAGTGAATTAAAGACTATTCATGAAATTAGACTTGCTAATACAAGGAAATTAATGAAGGAATCGGGGCTATCTCGTTCTGAATTCGCCGATAAAATCGAAATGGCTTATGGGTTATTGAGTCAATATATTGGTAAAAATCCATCTAAGAATATTGGTGATGAAACTGCCTTAAAAATTGAAGAAGCATTTAATAAGCCACGTGGGTATTTAGACCAATCAGATTTTCACAATGAATCTAATAATCAAAAAGGCTCTGTAGGATTCAAGCAATTCGACATAGAAGAATTTAAGAAAAAATATAATATTCCTGATAGTGAAGATGCTGTTATCTTCTCAAATATTATTGAAAAACCTTTATTTATTTCAAAAAGATGGGTTCCAGTTAAGGCATATAGCAAGATGGGAATGGACGGTTATTTTACAGACATGGGTTATGAGGGAAATGCTGGGGATGGTTATGTCCCTACTCATACTGCGGGGGATCGTGCGTATGCAATAAAAGGTACTGGAGACTCTATGTATCCAGCTATCAGAAATGGTTGGTATGTAGTTTGTGATCCGGATGCAGAATTGACTCCAAGCGAATTTGTTCAAGTTTGTTTAAAAGATGGTAGATGCACAATCAAAGAGTTTATTGGAATACATAATGGAGTTTTAAATCTTTTAGCTGTAAATGGCGGAGAAAGACTAACTTTTGATATGGAAGAGGTTGAAAGTATCACTGCTATTACAGATATTGTTCCTCCTAGTCAGCACAAACAGCATCATCCGAAAGCAATTTAGTTAGCAAATAATTTATTTATTTTGAAATATTAGACCCACTTTGTGTGGGTTTTTTATTGTCTGACATTTGTATTCCACCTTATGAGTGGAAAAAAATAAGAATAATTTCACCTCACAGGTATTTACTTTATTTTACCTTACAGGTATATTTTTCTCATGAACAGTAAAAAGCCCTGACAACTTTCCACGGCAATCAGGGCTTTCCACTTACATGAGGTTAATTATGAACGTAAAAACCTTTTCAAACAAGCACAAGGTAACTGGAGTTACAGCAATTGCTGTACTTGTAGCCTTAGGTTCTTGTGAATACCGTACCGCTAATTCTAGCGTCCCTTCTAATTACTCATATGAAAGCAAACAAGTAGTTGCTTCTGAATATGAACTTTTAGGTATTAAGCAAACTGGTGAAAAAACTGGTGTAGCTGTTATCCGCATAGACGGCTTCAAACTAAACGTGAGCTTCGATTTTGACGGCGTAGCTGATAGCTACGGTGTAGCTGGATCTGATTTTACAGCGGCTGAAATTACTAACCTTGCTATTGAGTCAGTAACTGACTTAAGCGGCAAACCTTGGAATGATTTCACCAATCATGACGACCATAAAAATATAAATATTTTATTAGCGGGCTATATCGACCGTAATCATTGGATCGAGGAGGCTGAACATGTCTAATTTCAAAAAACATCCTGACGGCTACAAGTCATTTTTAGGCCGTGATGATAAGGGCCTCTACTGTGTTCGCATTGGCTGGCAAGTGTACGCATCTAATGCTAATGGCTCAGTTCTTTACAAAGTTAAAGACGGAGTTAAGACGCCTTTAAATGTGTTCAGGTTCCAAACTTCTTATCCAAAAGTTTGGAATGAACTCACCCAAGAAATCGATTTTCAGCGCAGAAAGCAGCTCGCTATAAAACTGCGTGAAACAAATATCCCTACTTATGACCGCAAAGCATATAAGCAAAAACGCGGTTTTACAGGCTCAAGATAAGGATAAGAATAATGGCTCTACCGATTATTACTGCTGACCAAACTTTATTGGTTCAAGCAATTATTGTGTACCTATACGCTGATCCGGGTTTAGGTAAATCATCGATGGGCTTTACTGCGGAAAAAGCAATTTCTTTTGACTTTGACCGTGGTGCTCACCGTACTGGTGAATTACGTCGTGGTGCGGTTGTACAGGTTCAACAATGGAGTGATGTTGCAAACCTTACTCCGCAGGACTTAGCACCATATAAAACCGTAGTCATTGATACCGTGGGTGCAATGCTTGAATGCATTAAAACCCATCTATTGCTAACTGCTAATAACCGTCAAAAAGATGGCTCTTTAAAGTTAAAGGCTCAAGGTTTAGCGAATCAAACCTTCAAGCAGTACATCAACACTTTAATCAGTCTAGGTAAAGATGTCGTTTTCATTGCCCATGCTTCAGAAGATCAAAACGGTGATCAAATTATTTACCGCCCAGATCTAGGTGGTAAAAACCGTAACGAGCTTTACCGTATCGCAGATGTCATGGGTTATCTAACAACTGTTACTACTGGTGAAGGTAAAAATGCCCGCGTTATTAATTTCAAACCTTCGCCTACACATCATGCGAAAAACTCAGGTGCTTTAGGCGGTGAAACCGGTGAAGTATGGGTACCTGATCTTAAAGCACACCCTACTTTCTTGGCTGACCTGATTACTCAAGCTAAAGATCACATTAACACCTTAACGCCTGCACAACTTGCAGCAGCTAAAGCCCAAGAAGAGCTAGAAAACTGGAAACAAAGCTGTGAAGAAGCTGAGCATGCAGGTGACCTTAATCAATTAACTGAGTCGCTTGATAAAGAACACATGTATTACCAGAACATGCGACAAGCAATGTTAATGAGAGCTAAAGCATTGAATTGCACGTTTGATAAACAACGTGGCACTTGGATTAGTCCACCTGAATTTAACGGTATCTCAGATCAACAAAGAGATGAACTTCAAAACTTCATAGCTGAACGCGGCCTAGACGTGAAAACAGTTTGTGAACACTTCGGCATAGATGCCCTTATCCAAATTGAAGCAGCAAAACTGCCAGCAGTTAAACAAGACATTGAAACATTAGCTAAAACGGGGATGACAGCATGAATAATCTAATCACTGCAGCTGAAGCATTTGCAGCTCTTCAAAAAGGTAAAACTGTTCTTTGTCGTCCAGCTGGAGACGTGTTGGACTTTTCTGACTTAGATCAATTCCCCGCTTCTGTTTTTGGTAAACCTGGTTTTGAATTCTGCATCAAAATCGAAACTATTGAACTGGCTGGGATTACTTTCACAAAACCATTGACTATTGAAGAATATGAAGAGGGTCAGGAAGTTTTTGTAATCAGTACATATTCGCCTTCTATTTACGTCGTGAATTTTAAAACCACCGCATTAATTGAATCTATTAATAGTGGTTTTGTTCAGCGTGATGCCGAAAACGCCAAGCTTCAATTAAAAGCTTTTTCAAAAGCACTCGGTTTTGAAATCAACAATGAATTAAGTGTTATTCGTCTTGGTGAGGAACCTAAAAAACAGAGAGGCAAAAAATCAAAAGTTGAAAAGCCTTGTGAAGTTATTTCTGCAGAAACTCAACCAACAATTGTTATTACCGAACAAACTAACGTCACCACATCTGAGGATCTGTTAGTTCCAGAAACTAACGAGCCTAAAGTAGATCCTGAATATCAGAAGGCATTAGATGCTCTTCTTCAGCGTGTAAAAGAATCAAAAACACCTGAAGAGGTAAATGCTGTTTATCGATATACCCGTACGTGGAATGACAAACAAATGGAACCACTCCTCCTTGCCACTCACAAACGACTTGAAGAGCTCGAAAAATCTAAGGCACCTGCAAATGAACCACCTTCACTAATGGTCCAGATCCAAAACGCGCCCGACTTAACAACATTAGATGCTTTGGAAATAGATGTGGCCGCACGAGATCCACAGATTCAATCACGACTCATGGATTTTGTTAAGAAACGCCGCTTTGAATTAGAGAACCCTACATCTACGCCACTTCAAGAGGCTGAACCTGATTATTTATTAGGAGACGGTTTCTAATATGAAAGATCAGTACAAGAAAGTGAGCCAAAAACACATGCTTGGTTTTATGTACTACTTGCAATTGCTGGGCTACGTAATAGTCCGGCAAGGCATGGATCAAGCGATGTTTCTAACCAAGCATTATGCGGTACCAGTCGCTTGGCGCCGCATAACGATCGACTATCACAACCGGTTAAATAAACCTGCCCAGCAACTTTATAGAGAGTTTGTTGAGTGGACTAAAGAAGAATATTTGAGGGCGTAGGAAATGATGGATTTAAAAACAAAACAAGCTTTTTGGTCTGAACAATTACCTTTCTTTAAAGAAAAATATTGGATTCCCGGACATTTAGACGTACTCGAATTTGATATGAATGGCGGTTGTTTTGATATTGTTGACGGTATCAAAACCGATTTAAGTGAAGAAGACCTTTTTGATATTTACCATCGTGTAAATAGTGGTTGGGCAATGTGGAAGAAAGCCGTAAATTTCATGAAATCCAAAGTACCAACGTGGATTAGCGTGACTGATGAATTGCCACCTACTGACATAATGGTACTTATTTGTTGGGCTGATGCACCTGATGTTACCCCCGAACAAGACTATATGACTATTGATGAAGATTTAAATAGTGTATGGGCAAACTATCAAAATGATCCACCTTCACATTGGATGCATTTTCATAGTGTGCCAAACGTATCGGGAGTTGAGGGATGAAGCATTACCACGGCTTGCCGATCACACCCGCTACAGCAGCTTATGAAGCAGTGAAGCAAGGACATGCGTTTGTGAGCTTCGCACATAAGCAACAATTAGGAGTAGCAATCGAGGTTTGCCAAAGTTTTGCTATCGACAATGGTGCATTTTCAGCGTGGAAATCAGGTAAACCAGTCAAAGACTGGAGGGGCTTTTATGAGTTTGCTAGTGACTGTTTAAAGTACCCGCATTGCGATTTCATAATTATTCCAGATGTTATTGATGGTAGTGAACAAGACAATGATTTCTTACTAACAGAAATCCCCATTTCTAAAAACTTTGCTGTTCCTGTCTATCACATGCATGAGTCACTTGAACGTCTGGAGCGTCTTGCTGCTGATTATCCGCGCATCGCCCTTGGTTCATCTGGAGAGTTTTCAAAGATTGGTACAAATCATTGGTGGCAACGGATGAACGATATGATGTCAGTTGTTTGCGATAAAGAAGGTCGACCATTAGTCAAAATGCACGGACTACGCATGTTAAATCCAGCGATTTTTTCAAAACTTCCACTTGAATCAGCAGATTCTACAAATATCGCTCGAAACATCGGAATTGACCAAGCGTGGAAAGGCAATTACATGCCGCCAACAAAAGAGATGCGCGCGGCAGTAATGCGTTCAAGAATTGAATCTATAAATTCAGCGAACTTTTACACGAAATTTGCAGTGTCAAGACAATTAAACATATTTGGAGGTGTCGCGTGAAATATCCGAATTTAATTAAAGTTTTTGAGGGGGCTGAGGGATGAGTGGAGTAAAAGTTAAAACATGTGAATTTTGTGATGACGGGAACGGTGAATGCATTTTCCCTTATTACGGTCTTGCCCCTCATATTCATACGAAGCCAATTGGCGGTACTGAATTTATAAATGTTTCATTACCTGAAAACTTTTGTCCTGATGGGGATGGTTTAGGCATATATACACACTGTCTGTATTGTGGTGGTGATGGCACATATGAAGGCATCAAGATAGAAGTTAAAGCGGAAAGTAAGGAGAAATAAATGTCTTGGTATTCTTTAAGACAATTAGCTAAAGAACTTGGTATGGCCCCAAATACTTTTAAAAAATATTATTTGGAAAAATTTCCGCCTGATCGAGAATCCAAAACTTATAAAGGTTGGACCTCTCAATCAGTGGCAAAGATTAAAGTCGAAATTCAAGGCGCTAAATAAGCGCCTTTATATCAAAGAAAATTTATTTAAATTCATCATATCTTTTGTATGTTGTGCAGCTCCATATGCCCCCCTAAAAAGATGACATGCATTGAAATTATGAAAATTACAAAAATCAAAAAGCTTTACCACCTCTCGAAATCCGATATTGATCTTTAGAAGTCTATGACTAGAATGGTAGTATTCTAAAATATCTTGCAGTTTTGGTCTCAAGCCAAATTTTTGTAAAATTTCATCACGTGCAATGGTATATGTTAATACACCTTGTTGATGTGAAATATGTTGATTAATTCCTTTAGGAGGTTCTAAAACTTCTAAAACATCCTTTAGCTCACCATTTAATTCTGCAGAATTTAAAACCCAAATACTGATTTTCTTGTCTACATGATATCCTGAACTTAAAGCATATGAACAAGCAAAATAACTTGCGACAAAAGGATTTTTGGTCCAATCAAGTAACCTTGTAGGAACTCCATAATGTTGTGCAAAAACTGCTAGTTCAAAAAAATCATCTGAAAACCAATCTCCACCACAATTATTAAATTTTCCAAAAAAGTGGTCGATTTTGAATTTCTGATTTTTTCTTAACCTATCATTATCTGAAGGTAATTGAACTCCTGCTAAATCACAAGATTCTTGAAATTGAATTAAAATATCCGACTCTTTTTTATATTCAATTGTCTTTTCATCAAATACAAAACTTATATTTTTAGGCTGTCTATAATATGTAGGTTCCAGATCCCAGTTATAATCACCATGTCCCCTATATACAAGTGATTTTTCCAAAATATGCGTATCAGTCGCATCCCATGTTCCAAGATACTTTGCACTCATTATATTTGGTTCATCTCTATGTTTTAAATTAATCATTAGTTTTTTTACATTACCCTTATCAGGTCGAAAAAAATCAATAACCTCATCTGAATCATTTATGTTTAATTCATAATAACCATTGTTTTTATTCAAAGAATTTAAATATTTACTTTCCATTATAGTTTATCCGGCTTTCTGTATTCATAGATTAATATTCAATCAAAATTGATAATTACAAAGGTTGAATATCTTAATCAGTTGCTAAAACCTAAGTTGCAATTTAAAGCACTAAAAAGCGCTTTTATTGATAGAAAGAATCAATATTCACATCAATTTTGCCAATATTCATGTGCCTTCCAAATGGTTGCTTGATTTTTATTACAACAGGTGCTTTAAAATCAAAATTCATATAACAAGACCAGCCGTCCCCTCTTTCAATATCAATTTTATTTCCATACTCTAATAAGCAGAATACATCCCCAGTGACAGTAAAACTGACTTTTGAAGAATCAATTTCCATATTAATATATTTACTTGCCTTAATTTCATTCACAGAGGCTGTTCTGGCAATCATGTCAATTTTTTCAACATATTCCATTACAGTTGCTTTGAAAAGCTCTTTATCAAGATATTCAATTATATGTCTGAAAAGCTTATTTCGAACTCTTTTAATAAGTCTAACTACCTTTAAAACAGCATCGAAACATTGAATTGCACGATCTTTAGTATCATCTGCTGATAAATTATAAGTGTGTTCTCCAATATGGGTAAAACTATTTAAAACGTCAATTTGTTTTAAGAGGGTAGAACAAGCCCTTTCAATTGATTTATCTAATCCAAATTGCTTTAAAAGAAATTCTCCAATCCCTCCCTGAATAGCATATTTATATCGTTGTCTACGCGTGATTTTGTCATTAGGTTCTTTTAAATCCGCATACCACGAACATTTTCGTATTTCCTTTTCAGGAGATAATCTATGAAAAAGGATTCGTAACATTTCTCTCATAGCGTAAGCAAAATTATTAAAAGTAAGGCTATGATGGTTTTCTAAATTTAAGATCGCTGAATCTAAAAGATTTTTTTCAAAATCTCCTTCTAAATATTTTCTAAACTCATTTACTTTATTTTTGGGAATCATTTATCCATTTCTCCACTTCATTTGCATACCAAGTCATAAGCTCTACACGTTCATCCCAATATTCAGCACGGTTATAAATTTTACTTGTCTTATCCGCTTTCGTTGATTTGTTCACGTGTGCAATTTGATAATCAATCACCTCACCACGGAACAATTTGCTTTCATTAGCATGGGTAGAAAACAATGAACGAAAACCATGTGTAACCATTTTATCTGTGTAGCCCATTCTTTTTATCATTGTGAGAACTGACTCAGATGTCATGTGTTCATAAGGTTTGCCACGTTTTTTAAATATGTACCCGTCATCAGTTTTGACGCTTTCAAGTTCCTTAAACAAGGAATAAATTTGTGGTACCAAGGGGACCATTAATTCTTTTCTTTTTTTCATCCGGTCTGCAGGAATAATCCAGACTTTATTTTCAAAATCAATTTCACCAGAATCCCACCTTGCTTTTAATAATTCTGTTATACGAGTACCTGTATAACAAACTAAAAGCATGGCCATTTTAACTATTGAGCTTGAATGGCTCGCTTTCATACGTCTAAAGAATTCTGGCATTTCACTTACAGGCAAACAAGGATGGCTGTCAGATTCATATTCTGGAATTACATCTTCCACTAATGTACATGGATTACGATCTGTATAATCTGAGGCAATTGCAAAATCAAATACCTGTTTGCCAAGTCTTAATGCTCGGCTTGCTGTTTCTAAAGTACCCTTTGCAACAATTTCTTTAATTTTCTTCGAGATATGCTTTCTTTCAACTTCATTAATTGGAAGATTTTTAAAATCCTCGGTTAGATATGCAAGTCGATATTCGACTGTGTCGTAGTATTTTTTGCTGGTCCATTGTGATTTCATGATACTCAACCATTCCTCAACCACCTTATGGACTGGTGGAGAATTGGCGACCTTGCCCTGATACTCTAATTTTAATTGTCTTGCTTGTTGGCGTGCTTCTTTACATCCCATAAAAGGATATTCGCCCAGCATCTTTTGATTTTGCTTTCCATTTTGGCGATAAGATAAAACCCACTTCTTTTTCCCATTTGGAAAAACAGAAATGTTTAATCCTTCCCCGTCTGCTACTGAATATCTAGATTCTTTAGGTTTTAATGACTTTACTTGGGCATCCGATAGCATAGTGTTATACCGTATAACAGTTGTATAACAGCTTATAGTGATAAAGTTTGATTATCAATGATTAAGCTGAATCAAGAATGATTAAATCCAAGGCATTAAAAAAGCCCTAAATCATTAAGATTTAAGGCTTTTTGATCAACTCTAATCATATGTGATTAACTTTGATCTTAGTATTTGGTGGAGATGGCGGGAGTTGAAC